GCTTTTGGTGGTTCTTCTGCCGGTGCATTTGGCGATGTTTCAGTTCCTCAATTTATGGGTATGAATATTATTGTTTCAGATGATATTCCAAAATCTGGATCAGGTGCTTCAACTGAATATGCTGTATATTTTTTCTCTCAGGGAAGCGTAGCAACTGGAGAGCAATCTGCTTTAATAACAAAAGTTGATGAAGATGTACTTGCTTTTGAAGATGTAGTTTCATTTAAGCATGCTTATATTTACCATCCTATTGGTATTAAATGGGCTGTAACTACTACAAACCCAACCCGTACTCAATTAGAAGTAGCATCTAACTGGGCTAAAGTTTATGAAACCAAAAATATTGGTATTGTAAGGGCAACAGTAACTTCACCACTTGATTAACAATGGCTAGTATTTTCGAATTACAAAATCCTCCTTTTGGTCAATTAACTAAAACAAAAGTTATAAAGACTGAAAATGGAGCTCATACATTAACAACTGCTGAACTTATTGAAGGTATTGTTGATGGTACACCAACTGGTAATAGAACTATTACTACACCTACTGCAGCTGAAATATTAACTGCTTTAGGAGTACAAAATAAAGTAGGTCAAACTTTTGAATTAACTGTTGTTAATAAAGCAGCATCAACTCATAAGTTTACACTTACTGCCGGTACAAATGTTACTATTGTTGGCGAACCGGACATTGCTGCTGATACTTCAGGAACTTTTATTTTTAGAGTTACAAGTAGTACAGCTGTAAGTGCTTTCAGAAAATAATGGGCATAGCTACTTTTAGATTAGCTAAAGAAAGGGAAGCTGCTTTAAAGGTAGCTTCTCAATCTTTAAAAAAATTAGAAACAAAGCCTAAACAAAAAAAATCTAATGGCAATAACAATAGTCGAAACACCAGGAAGCGCAACAGCAAATAGTTATTTAACTCTTGCTCAAGCACAAGAATTTATTGATGGACTAGTTGAAAATGATGATATAGTTGCATGGGGTACAAGTACTACAGATCAAAAAAACCGTGCGCTTTTTAGTGCTGCTCAAAGAATTGATAGAGAAAGATTTTTAGGTGCTAGAACTAATGAAGCACAAGCACTTGAATGGCCGCGATCTGGTGTTAAAAAACCTTATACATATACGAGTACTTATAATGCTCTTTATCCGAGTAATTTACAGCCTGCTTTTTATGCTGATAATGAAATTCCAGATAGAGTTAAACATGCTCAAATTCATTTAGCAGTTTATTTAAATAATAATAAAGACGGACTTGATTTAAGTGGTTTTGAAGATTTTAATGAAGTATCTATTGGTGATTTAAATGTAAAACCAAGATTTTATGGTGCTGTTGGTTCAAACAGAATACCGCCTATAATAGAACAATACCTAACAGGCATACGTATAAGTGGGCCTGCAACTATAGCCGTAAGGAGGAGCTAATTATGTACGAATTTCCATCAGCCAAAATTGTCAAAGATACAAATTCACATACAGGACGTTTTGGAAAAATCCAGGCAAATGAAGATACAGTTTTTGCATCTATAACTGCTCAAAACATTGATGGTGCAAGTACCACAATTAAATTAGACGCTAGTTGTGAAATTTGTGGAGTAATAACAGCTTTTGAACTTTCAAGCGGTTCTGTTATTGCATATAGATTATAATGTCGAGAATTTCTAAAGGTTTTAGAAAAATATCTTCAAAAGTTTTAGGAAAATTTGGAGGTAATGTTACTGTTCAAAAAATTAATAATGGTGTATATAATACAACTGATGGGACAATAAGTGAAACTATAACAAGTGAAACTGTAAAAGCAGTCTTGCAAAATGTAAACGAAAGAGAAATAAATGATTTAATAAAAGAAACTGATAAAATTTGTTCTATAGCAGCATTAGATTTAACTTTTGTACCTACTACACAAGATAGAGTTACTATAGTAAATATTAATTATCAAATAATAAGAATATTAAAAACTGAAAATGATAATCAAGAAATCAAATATAATTTATATTTAAGACAATGAAAAGAATAGAAATAAGTAATATAGGAAATTTTTTTAAAGAAGAACATGAAAATTTATTACGACTTGCTGTTTTAACATTAGATTCACGAATAAAACAAGCTTCTCCTGTAGATACCGGACGTTTTCGTATGAATTGGCAATTAGCACAAAATAAAAGATCAGCACCTATACAAGGCGGACCATTTACAACAAGCAAAAATACAATAATTCCTCCCTTAAAATTAAATTATCAAAAAGAAAAAACTGGCAATACTTATAGTTTAATTAATCCTTTACCTTATGCTGAAGCAGTTTGTTTTGGAACTAATACACCTCCGTCATGGAATAATAAATTTAGGTCTAAAGATAGTAATAGAACAGCAGGGTGGCCATTAAAAGAAGTTGCAGCTGTAGCTAGAATTGTAAAAAAAGCTAAAAGTAAAAATTAATGGCTCAACTTAATTTAAATACAGTAAGACAAAATATAGAAGCTAGATTAGCTACTGAAATGGCAAATAATCCTGCTATTACAGTTGTTTTTGGTAATCAACCTTTTAAACCTACTGCTAATAACGATTTTATACAGTGTTTAATTGAATTTACGGGTAGTAATTATATTACTTTAGGAGGTACGAATAATAGTACTAATAGTCAAACCGGTATTATAACTTTTAATATTTTTACAAAAGTAGGAGTAGGTCTAGGTAATAATTTAACACTAGCCAAAAGAATAAGAGATTTATACAATAGGGTAATTCTTAACGACATTTATTTTGAACCTCCAACTGGTCCTGCTGTTTTAGAAAATGCAAGTCCAGAGGGTTTCGTTCAAAGTGTAATGTCTATAGCTTTTGAAACTTACGAAAATTTATGATTGAAATGACTGATGAAATGCTTGACATTATTGAACAAGTAAAAGGCAAACGTAACCCAAAACTATGGGATAACCGTTGTGAGTCAGCTTTAAAACGTAAAAATTTATGTTCAGTAGAAAAAAAACAAAAAAAAGGATAAACTATAATTAAATTTCTTTTTTTGTTATGGCAAACGTTCGTGGAGAAGAAGGAGCAGTACATTTTGATAATGGTTCTGGCTCTGTAAGTGCAGTTGTTGGTACAACATCTTGGACTTTAGACATGACTAAAGACACACTTGAATGTACAGCTCATGGCGATACTTCTAGGAAATATGTTGGTAGTCTAAAAAGTGCAACTGGCACTGTAGAGGTACAATATACAGCTACAAGTGGCGATGCCGTTGCTGAATTACTTGCAGATATAAATACTAGTGAAGATCCAGCTGACGCATCATTTAATTTATTTTTAGACGAATCAGGTGCTAAAAAATATTCTTTTAATGGAATTGTTAATGGTGTTGGAGCTGCTTCTACTGTTGGAGAATTAACAACTCAAACTGTAAGTTTCCAGGTATCAGGTCCTATTACTTTTGCGGTTTAATTTATGGCTGAAAAAAGAGCAGTTGATCTCATTATTGGTGCATTTGATTTAAATGAAAGACGTAAATTTACATTAAAAAATGCAAATAATGAACCTATTATTGATTTATATTTTAAACCAATAACAAGATCGGACAGGACAAGGGTTCAAGCATTAGCAGGAAGTGATGATGCTTTAAGAGTTTCCACTCAAATGCTTTGCCACATGGCAGAAAAAGAAAATGGTGAAAAAGCTTTTGGAAGTGGTGATGTTGTACGTTTGCAAAGAGAATTACCAGAAAAAGTTTTAAATGATATTGAATTATTTTTATTTGAACTTGGTGGTGAAATTGAAATAGACGAAGCAAAAAAAGAATAAAGGGGGATAGCTGGCTTTATTTTGAGTTTTTCCTAGCAACAGAATTAAAAATGACAGTGAGCAGGCTACGTCAGGAATTATCACAAGCCGAGTTTTTGTATTGGGCTGCCTATTATGAGGTAAAAAATGAATATGAGAAAGAAGAATTAGATAAAATTAAGAAATAAGTGTAAACTAATAAAAAAAAGTATTTATGGCTTTTGCTAGTGTTGTTATTGATGTCGTTGACAAAGCCAGTAGTAAGCTAAAAAAAGTAAATGATGCAAGTAAAAAATTAAGTAGGTCTTTTAATGTATTAGAAAAAAGAAATAAAGGTATTACAAGAGGCTTTAAAGGTTTAGCAAAAGTTGTTGCTGCTGTTGGATTAGTTGAATTTGGAAGAAGATCAGTTGCAACTGCGGCTAATTTTCAAAAATTAGAATTACGTTTGAAATTATTAACAGAGGCAACTGGTCAATTTTCTGATGCACAAAAAATTGCTACAAAGGGTCAAGAATTATTTGGTATAAGTGCAACTGAGGCATTAGATGGAGTTACAAACATAACGGCAAGATTATTACCATTAGGTGTTAGTTTACAAGACATTGAAACTACTTTTATAGGTTTTAATACAGCAGCAAAATTAGGAGGAGCATCAGCTATTGAGGCATCTAACGCTTTTAGGCAATTAGCACAAGCATTAGGCTCTGGACGTTTAGCAGGCGATGAATTTAGAAGTGTTTCCGAACAAGTACCATTAATTTTGAAACCACTAGCAGACGAATTAAATGTATCTACTGGTGAATTAAAAGAATTAGCTGCACAAGGAAAACTTACAAGTGAAGTAGTTATTAGGGCTTTACGGAAATTAGGTAAAAGTGGTGCTGATGATTTAAAAAAAATATTAGAAAATGACCCCACTCAGGTTTTTAAAAATTTACAAAACGAGATAGAACAATTTCAAATTACTATTGGTAAAGCATTACTTCCTGCTACTAAATTGGCAACTAGTTCTTTAACTAATTTAATTGCTGTTATTAATGCAATACCACCAGAAATTACTTCATTTGTTGTTGTTACGGCCACTCTTGTAGGTGCAATAACTATTGCAATACCAGTTATAAAAGCTATTGTAGGTACTTTAATTACATTAAAAACTATTGCAGTAGGTGTTGCTGCTGTAATGGGTGGACCTCTAACTTTAGCAATTTTGGGTATAGGTGCTTTAATAACAAAATTTACTGTTGATATTGTCAAACATAATAAAGAACAAAAAAAATTAAAAGAATTACTTGAAAAAGGAACGCAAGCACAATTAGATGAAAGACTTGCTGTTGAAGAAAATACACTTGCACAATTAAAAAATACAACTGCAAGGGGTAATGCCAAAAGAGGAATAATGCGTCAAATTGAAGAGCAAGAAAAATTAATAAAAAAAATTAAAGAGGCTAGTAAGGCAGCACAACCAACAGAAAAAGACAAAGAAGATATAAGTAAAGAAGATCAACTTATAGCATTTTTAAATAGAGATAAAACAAAAGTTGACCCAAATATGAAAAAAAAGGCACTTGAAAGTGTCGAACAAAGCAAAATTTTAAAAACACTTAGAAGACAAATTGAGGTTAAAAAAATTGAAGACGAAATTGATAGGCAAATTTTAGAAAGAAAATTTGAACTTACAGATCAACTAAGAGAAATTAATAAAATAAAGGATGAAAAAATAAGAAAAGATTCACTTGAGGCTGCTAATGCAAATTTCCTTTTAGATATACAGGATTTACAAACACAAAAATTAAAAGAACAAAATCAAGTTGCTATAGAATTAGGCCAATCAATTAGAACAGGTTTGGTTGATGGCATAAAAGGTGCAATTAATGGTACGCAAACATTTGGTCAAGCAATGAATAATGTTTTAAATAATTTAAAAAATAAATTGTTAGATAAAGGATTAAATAAGTTATTTGATTCCATAGGTAATTCAATATTTAAAGATAATGATTCTGGTGGTGGTGGCTTCTTTTCAAATTTATTAGGTGGTATTTTTAAAGCTAACGGAGGGCCAGTAAGACAGGGTTCTAGTTATATTGTTGGGGAACGTGGTCCAGAAGTATTTACTCCAAGGGGTTCTGGTAATATTACGCCAAACTCTGCTCTTGGTGGTGTTACAAATATGATTACAGTGAATGTTGATGCAAGTGGTACTAACGTACAGGGTAATGAACCTCAATCACAACAACTTGGTCAAACAATTGCATTAGTTGTTCAAGAAACAATTGTAAGAGAAAAAAGAAACGGAGGTTTATTAGCGTAGTGGCAACATTCCCAAACTTTAAACCACAATATGGTGAAACACAAACTATTGAACAAGATAATATTGTTGTTAAACTTGGCGATGGATATGAACAAAGATTAGTAAGAGGCCTTGCAGCAAATAAAAGAAAAGTTATTGGTAATTTTGTTTTTGAAGTTTCGCAAACAGATGCAAATACAATTAATACTTTTTTAAATGCACGTTTTGACGATCAAGAAGCTTTTGATTATACAATTTCTGGTGAATCTGCATCAAGAAAATTTAAATGTACAAGTAGGCGTGCATCAATACCATATTTAAATAGAGTTACTTTAAATTTAACTTTTGAAGAAGTTTTTGAACCTTAATGCCAATACCACATTCAGAATTACAAAAATTAAACCCAAATTCAATTATCGAACTGTTTGAATTGGAATTGGTTGAGGGTTTGCATTATGCAACAGGTAATCCAACAAATGTTCCGATTATTTATCGTTTTCATGCTGGTGTAAACATAAGCACACATGCAAATATAGTTTGGCAATCAAATACTTACGAAAGATTTCCTATAGAAGCAAAAGGTTATGAATATTCTGGTGAAGGAAAAATTCCAAGACCAACATTAGTTATGAGTAATTTAGGCGGAATAACAAGATCGGGCTCTGTTATCAGGGTTACAGATTTATTAATTACAGTGAATTTAGTAACGCCACATAATGATTTGTTAGATGCAAAAATTACAAAAAGAACAATTACTGCTGACGCTTTAGATGCAAGTAATTTTACTGGTAATACAAACCCTTTTGGCACACCAAGTTCAAACGAATTACCACAAGAAATTTATTTTATTGATAGAAAAATACAAGAAAGTAGAGACGTTGTCTCATTTGAACTTGTAAATAGACTTGATATGGAAAATAAAAAAGTGCCAGCAAGACAAGTTACAAGAAAAGATTTTGAAGGTGTTGGCACGTTTGTAAATTAATTATGGATGAATTTTGTAAACTACAAGCTATTGCACACGCTAAAGAGGAAGCACCAAATGAATGTTGTGGTTTGTTTATTAAAACTAAAAAGGGATTTGAATATTTTAGATGTAAAAATGTAGCGTATGAATTTAAAGCAAATTCTTTTGTAATCAACCCTTTTGATTTTGCAGATGGTGAGGATAAAGGTGAAGTAGTTGGAATTTTACATTCACACCCCCAAAATGTATTACAGTTTTCACCAGAAGATATTGCAAGTTGTAATTCAATACAAATACCTTTTTATCTTGTTTGTCCAGATTTAGATAAAATGATTGTAATTCAACCCGAAGAAGATGCTTAAAAAAATAAAAGTTTATGGATTTTTAAGAAAATATACAGGCCAAAGTGAATTTATGGCTGATGTAAATTCACCTTATGAAGCATTTAGTTTTTTATTTTGTAATTTTAAAGGTCTTGAAGAAAAAATGACTAAACAACTTTTTTGTGTAAAAGTAGGCGATAAACCAATTACAAAAGATTTTTTAAATATTAGAACAGAACAAGAAATAAAAATTATACCTTTAGTCCATGGAAATTTTTTTACTTTAATTTTTGGTTTAGCTCTTAATTATGTAGCAAAAGAATATGTGAAACAGGTAATTGTAAAATACGTCTTAACTTATGTTGCGTTGAATTTAATTCAAAAAGGAATAAATAATTTGCTTTCGCCACAAGAAGATACAAGAAATAGAGATACAGGTCAAGACCCATTAGACCCATCTGCATTAGCAAGTAACTATTCATTTACAGGGCTGACAAATATTTCTCAAGCTGGTATTCCAGTAAATTTAGCCTATGGGGAAATTTTAGTTGGTTCTATTGTCGTTTCAAACGGTATTGATACAGTGCAAGTTGAGGGTACAAATTAATGAGTATTAAAGAATTTGACCAAAACACTACTTTTTCAAATCCTGATTTGCCAAGTGGTGCATTATCTTCAAAACAATTTAATACGATAGTAGAGCTACTGTCAGAAGGAGAAATAGAGGGCAGTGCAACAGCGTCGAAAAATGGAATTACAGATAAAACATCAACAGCTTATATAAATAGTTTTAAAAAAGATATTTTCTTGAATAAAACACCAATCTTGCAAGCTGCTGCAAGTGTGACAGCACCACAAGACAGTGATTTTAATTTTCAAGATGTTGGTTTAGATTTTAGAGACGGCACTGCAAATCAAACATTTATTTCTGGCATTAAAAATATTGAAACCGAGGTTGGAATTGGTACGGAAGTAAAAACTACAAATCCTGTTACACATACAGTAAGTCAATCAACAATTAATGCGGTACGAGTAACTTTGCAATTTCCTTCCATGCAATTTTTTAATGATGAAGGTGGCATTGATGGGGTAGAGGTACAACTAAGAATTAAAGTTATTGAAAATGATGGTACAACAACTACAGCAGTTGATGACACTGTAAAAGGTAGATCAACAAACGCATACTTTAGAGATTATTTAATTAATTTAGCAAGTGGTACATCTTTTCCAGTACAGATAAGGGTTGAAAGGGTAACAGCAGATAGTACAGATGCAAATACTGTAAATGCTTTTAGGTTTAATTCTGCTACAAACATAATAATGAAGCAGAACGCATATCCAAATACTGCTCATACAGCCTTACGTTTTAGTGCTGAAAAATTTCCAAGAATACCAAACAGGCGGTATCGAATAAGAGGGATAAAGGTAAAAATTCCGTCAAATGCAACAGTAAATGCTACTCATGGCAACCTTTCTTATTCTGGTACATGGAACGGTACTTTTAAAGCTAGTAAAGAGTGGTGTTCTGACCCAGCTTGGATTCTTTATGACCTTTTAATTTCCGAACGCTTTGGGTGCAATATTACAGAAACCTCACTTGATAAATTTAGTTTTAAATCTGTAAGTGAATATTGTAGTGCATTAGTTGATGCTGGTAATGGTGACGGTAGTACTGAGCCAAGATTCAGTTGCAATGTAAACATCACCCAACAATCTGAGGCATTTAACCTTATAAACGCTTTATGCGGTTCTATGAGGGCAATTGCTTTTTATGCTGCTGGTTCAGTTTCTATAGCTCAAGATGCTGAAGGTAAGGCAACTAAATACATATTCAATAATTCAAATATTACTGAAGATGGTTTTGTTTATAACGGTTCAAGTTTAAAAACAAGGCATACAGTAATTAATGTTCAATATTTTGACATGATTACACAAGAATTAGATATTGAAACTGTTGAAGCTGACGCAGCAACACAAACAAAATATGGGGTTGTAACTAAAACTATAAAAGCATTTGCCTGTACATCAAGAGGGCAAGCTGCAAGATTAGGAAAATGGTTTTTATTTAATGAACAAAATTCTGGTGAAACTTGTGCTTTTGCAACAACTTCTGCTGCTGGTGCGTTAGTTAGATGTGGTGATATTATTGAAATTGCAGATTCTTTAAAAGCTGGAGTAAGGAGAGGCGGTTTGCTTTCTTCTGTAACAAGCACAACTGTTGTCGTATTAGATAATTCAGATTTAACAGATATTCCAACATCAAATAGCCCAACAATATCAATAGTTATGCCTGATGGCTCAGTTGAAACTAAAAACATTAGCAACGTTACAGGAGCAACAATAACTGTTTCATCAGCATTTAGTACAACACCAAATGTAAATGCACCTTATGTTTTAGAAAGTTCAAATTTACAAACAACAACTTGGAGAGTTGTTTCAGTAAGTGAAAATGATGACACAACTTATTCGATTACTGCACTTGAGCACAATGAGGGTAAATATGCTTTTGTGGAGGATGGGGCAGCTTTGCCTGTTAGAAATACAACTGCATTAACACAAATTTTAAACGCACCAGAGGGGCTATCGGCACAAGAAAAAATTGTAATTATTAACAATAAAGCTGTTGCAAAAATTTTACTTGATTGGCAGACACAACGAGGAGCAAGTAGATATGAAGTTCATTACAGGGTTGATAATGGAAGCTTTTTTAAAATTGATACAGTATCTAGTGATGCTGAAATTGTAAATAGTCAAGCTGGTAGGTATGAATTTAGAGTATTTTCTTTTAATGGCCTTGGAGAACCAAGTAGATCGCCAGCACAACTTACTTTCGATGCTGTTGGTAAAACAGCCCCACCACAAGACATAACAGGATTAACTTACGAGCCTTTAACAGATAAACTTGCAAGGCTTAGATGGACACCTGTTACAGAAGCAGATGTACTTGCAGGGGGGCGTATTTTTATAAGGCATACACCAGACACAACTGGTAATGGCACTTTTTCAAATGCAACCGACCTTGTTACTGCTGTTTCTGGTAATACAAGTTCTGCTGAAATACCTATTTTAGCTGGGGAAGTAATTTTAAAAGCACAAGATGACGGTCAAAGATTTAGTACAGGGGAAACCTCCGTTATTATTGACCCACCAGACCCACAACCAGCATTAATTACACAAACAAGGCGTGAAGATCAAGACAACCCAAAATTTCAAGGCACAAAAACAACTACAGGTTTTGATAGTGCTAGTAATTCTTTGACTTTAAGTTCAGTAGGATTAATAGATTCCATTACTGACTTCGATTCAGAAACTAGCATTGATTTTATTGGTGGTGTTGCATCATCTGGTACTTATGAATTTGGTGGTAGTGCTGGTGGTACTTTTTTAGATTTAGGAGGTGTTTTTGCTTTAGATTTAAAAAAACATATTAAATCGGAAGCTATTTACCCAAATGATTTAATTGACAGCAGGGGTTTAATTGACGACTTACAGGATTTTGATGGCACTGGAAGTGTTGATGTTAATGCTATTACTGAAGTAAATGTAACTCAAAACGACCCAAATTCTGGTTCTGCCACTTACGCTGGTTTTCAAACTTTTGCAAATGGAACATATAAAGGTAGAGGATTTAAATTTAGAACTACTTTGACATCTGGCGACCCTGCACAAACAATTAGAGTAACAGAATTAGGTTATACAGCAAGCTTGCAAAGAAGAACAGAACAAAATGCAACAGCTATTGCGTCTGGTGCTGGGCAAAAAAATGTGACATTCGATAATCCTTTCTTTGTTGGTACTAGCAGTTTATTAGGTGCAAATTCACATTTACCGTCTGTTGGAATTACAGCTTTAAATATGGCATCTGGGGATATTTTTGAATTAAGTAACGTAAGTTCAACAGGCTTTTCAGTTCATTTTAAAGATAGTTCTGGGGCTTCTATTAATAGAAATTTTAATTTTACTGCTATTGGGTTTGGTAAAGGTGGATAAAACAGATATACTAAAAAAAATTACTGTTTTTTAAATGGCAAGAGTTGATAATGTTGGGGGTAACGGATTTACTGTTGATAATGGAACAGGGATCGTTGTAAGAACAAAACTTAACCAGATTATTGCAGCATTAAGTACTT